AAGGAGCTCTCCTTTACTATTAAGTTAGATGATCTAACTTAATAGTAAGTTAGATCGTGAGATAAACAAGCTAGTTGATTATCATCATCCCATGTTAACGCTATAGGTAGCGAATATTTAAGTCACTAAATATTAAGTGGGAATAGTTGAAAGAGTGTTATAAGCAGGAGTTGCTGCATAGGTGGTCCATCTATCGGGTCCAGGAGATTGAAGCGGCGCAGTACCAACTTCATTTCCTCCTACAACGGGAGGAATACGATAAAGAGTACCAAACTTAGACTCATCTCCAAAGGCCATGTGTACATCACATCGTATTTGGAGATCAGTGGTAAGACTAGCACTCGAGGATAGAGGCATAGCGACAAAAAGCAACATTCCAAGGTTTTGCTCCGTTTTGGGAAAGTTGTTAGAACTTCCAAAACTCACATCAGGTATTACAGAATTATAAATTGACTGAAAAGGAACTTCAAACTCCAACGTCTTTTGCATGCCATTCAACACACCAACCATCAAGTGATTGATAGTAGTTGATGAATTTATGGCATAGCCTTCTGACATAGTAGCTAAAAATACATTCAAGTCAATTGGTGTAACGTCTGCATTACCCAACGGAGGTATATAGTACGTATTTATAGCATAATTAACGGGAACATTTTGAACTATGGCTTTGAATCGCAGGGGGCCACGAAACAATCGAAACATTGAGGAATACCAAGCGTGCAAACCACGCGTATAAACACCTGGAGAGAGGGGAATACTAGCAGTAAGAGCACCTTTGAAGAACTCATGAATATAAACACTCTTTACAACGGGAACAGGAACTAAAGCATAAGAATTAACGACAAAATCAACTGATCTATTATATTGATATTTCTTTAAAGCACTACAAACTTCTACATCTACATCATTACGAATTGGCCGATTGTGAAGAGTCTCAGCAGGAGACACTACTGCGTCGTTAGGAGAAGTAAACTCAGTATCCGTGGTTGGTAGAGACATAGGAGCTAGTGGCTGCGACAATGATTGAGCTTTAAACGTTCTCACTGGTGGAGCGGGCAATGGAGTTATGGGAATAGCACTCGTATTTCCATACGAAAATCCACTAACTTCATAATCATCTGCTCCAGCAATAAAAACGTTAAAAGTAATATTATCGGCTACATTGTTCGATGAAGCCAAGCGATTCAATACGACAAAATCTAGTTGCCCCATATGCATAGATGCATTTATATATCTATATGTATTACACATGGATTTATAAGGTGCAGAAGACACATATGGTACAGTAAACTCTATCTCATTGGATCCCTGGGCGACATCAAACACTATACCGTATTGTGAAGTTAAACTGGGTAGAGAAACCGGGGGAGTTGTAGTTAAATTATTATAAGAAACAGAACAAAAAAGTTTGGTGACGTGAGCAGAAGTACATATGGCTTGTATCTTATACTTTAATCCGCCTTTCCAATAGGCATATGGAAGTGAAATGTATTCTAAAAGAGGAACGTAAGAAACTTGATCAGTATATAATGGAACACATATAGGAGTTAAAGGAATAGATGCAACAACACTACCAGGTATATTTGAAGAGGTATAGGAAAAAGATCCAAGAAAAGAATACTTTGATTTTAGATATTGAAATGAAGCCTCATTGACATCGACACCAAAGGTCCGAGGTACAATCTGCTGCATTACAGAGGGGTCTAAAGTAAATTTGTCTAGATTTTGAACTCCTACAGAGTTATTTAAGTGTTGAGTGGAAATCATTTTCATCGATGATGCGTGGTTTGGATCAGTTGGAGCATCAAGACCAACTACACCGACTAATGCATCAATCGAATCAGCTACAATGTTTTTAGGTAAAGCTTTTTGAACGATAGATCCTAACGATTGAGCTTTAAAGACACGGCTAGAACCAACTGATGGAAAAGGTGCTGGAGTAGAAAAAAGTGTAATTTCTGCTGTTCTACGGGGTACTTTGAAATTATTATCTATAAAGCGAGCAAATAACGAAACGTTTAGTTGTGTTGTAGAAGAAGTAGCTGCTTGCAAAGGATTAAAAACTAAAAGATGTACAGAACCTAGTGTTTTACCAGCGACGCCATCAGAAGAGCCGGAATCTGAATATAAATCTATATACTCAGCAGGATTTATGAAAGGAATTGAAAGACAAGCAGAAGTTGAAGTATTAGCATGAACCATAATATGCTGATTTACAGTTAAGGAACAAGGATTAGCTAGAATTTCAGTTGCTCGAGAGCCAAGAGGTACACAAGGTAAATAAACAAGAATGCATGTACCTTGGTGAAAAGGAGTTCCAGTTACTTGAAGATGTAATTGAATTTTACCATTCCAGTAATGGAACATTCTAAAAGGATAATCTACATTATTTGTAACTAGAAGATCAAGTGGAACATTCCAGCTTTGTAAAATAGTTAAAGCTGGTTGTGACACCGTCCAATCTAGTGATTGAACAAGAAAGGGTCTTTGGAGTACATTATCGAGCGACCAACGATTTTCGGCCAAGACGGTATTTTCACTAGCTGAAACTTCGCCAGGTCTTTTGCTATGAGAAGTAACTTCTCGAGTATCTATAATAACTCCATGAGTGTTACCAAACATGTTACTAGATGAAGGAGACATTTGAGAAATATTGTTTGAATCTGAGTTAAGAGAATCTGAAAAATTTGAAATATTTGAAAGAGAATTTGTAACGTTCTTTAAATAAAACATACGGTGGCGTTAAAACCATATGTTATTTGTTAATAGTATAATGGGGCTGCCATAAGATCTTCATCAACCATATATCCATCGCTATTATGAGCTAACTATACTCAAAAATATTAGAACGTATTAATATATGGTTATTTTACAACTGAAAGATGAGAATGTTCAGTTAAATAAGAAAATTCACCCTTTCTATAAAGAGAAAGTAAATACTCATCCGGATTAAGGGTGACAAAAATATCCGGATGAGCTTCAACAATAAGCTTTAATTCTTTTAATCTAGATTTGTAATCATAATGCAGAAAAGCTTCTCGTTGGTAGTTTAGTATTTTAATATTAGTAAGCTCTTCATTTCGAAAGTTATCCTTTACATAATTAAGAGTTCCTTGCATAGATTTAGGATCTAAAGGAGCAACTATACCGAGAATTGGATGAATTCGAAATGAACGCTTTAGAAAAGTACATTCGTAAATAGATTTAAAAGGAACTTCAATCTTTCCTTTTTGAGCAGTTGTAAAAGTAAGACCAAGACATTCATGCATGGCCTCTGCGTAAGAAATAGCGTTAAACCAAGGAGTAATTAGAGGAGATGCTGCAACTAAACAATCATCTCCGTAAGAAACAAAAGTAACGTTTAAATTAAATTCTTCAATAGTAGGAAGCATTAAATATCTTTTATAAAAGAGAAAAGCAAAAAGATAGGCACAGTAAAAACGATTAATAAGAGAATTATAATCGGCAGTAACTAATCTGCCGGATGGAAGCGAATGAGTAGTAATAAAAGTGTCATTACCTATAATTTTAGGACAACTAGGTAATAACTCTAATAGTTGAGCTAATATAAGTTTATCTTTAGATCCATAAGTGGCTTTGGACAATATAATATCATTGAGTTTACGCTGAAACTCAGGTAACATATACTTATCCCACCCACTAATGTCTCCATCAAAAACATTATCACCATATCGAGTAACATATTTAAGTAATCGCTCCCAATCTGGACCAAATGGATTTATTCCAACCATAACTCCATTTTCCCACTTCCTAGTTTCTACTTGGTATAAAAAATCTAATAAATACTCACGCTCCAACATAAAAATATCAATTGGAGCGGCGGAAAAGACCCGGGGTTTTTTCTCTTTTCCAACATCGCGTAGTTCTACTTTGAGACAGTCTTGATGATAGTTCGAAAAATCATATTTACCGTCCCAAACCTTTTGTTTAAATAAATTAATAGCAGTTTTAAGAATAGTATTAGGTTTGTTGTCTACAAAATAATCGCCTTTAGAACCTTTAAAACCATATCCAGCGGACGTGGTTAAATCAACCTTATTATACTGATTACCACCAGTAAGCGCTTCCGGATATGAAACTTTACCAAACTCCGGTACAATAGATTGCATATACTCAACAGCAAATGACATTGCTACAGGATCAGCAGGTTTGGGTGTTACAAACGCTGCAGAAGCCATCTTCAATGTTAGAGATTTATCTCCAATCTCAGCCGGAACGCGATCCAAAGGCATAGCGCCGTGGATTAAAGACGGAACAATAGTATTTTTTGAAACAACACCTGCTGTCAATCCAGAATCTACTTTTACAACTGAATCAAAATCGTGTTCTAATGTAGGAATAACAGGTGAATCACACTTCATCAAGGAAAAAATAGCTTTAATAGTTCGCTGTGAAAAAACTTTTGAAATACCCATGGCGACATCACCAGCTACGTGATGTCCGAGCAAAAAGCCATCTTGAGTAACTAGCCACGATCCACATGCGCCATCCACCGAATAATCGTATCCATAATCGTTAGGACCAATCATTCCTTTATAATTAGAACGGCTATAACTAGAATAAAAATTTGTGGCGCGAATAGAAGAAGACAAATCTAAAGGAGAACCAGGTTTAATAAGAAACATTTTTGTATTTGTGGTAGACTTAATCTCAGGTACGTGTCTAAAATAAACAGGCAACGTATCTGGAATTTTTAATATAATAACATCATCCGAATCACTACAGTATGCAACAGTGCACTCTATACCCTCATATATACCTTGATCTTTATAATTGGAAATACTAAGAGTGTACTTTGCACCAACGTACGGATTCTCTACACAATGGCGCACAGTTGTAATAGTGCGTCCAAACACCATTCCTATAGCTAAACTTTGTTCACCTAATTCGTCCATAATATAAATAAAACAAGCTGATTTTGACATAGACTCAAGAACAGAGGGAGCTGGAGATTTAGTGGATTTAATAAGTTCGGTTTGAGAACGAAACTTTTCTAATTGATTAATAGTTTTACCGGAATAATTATAATGTCTATGTAATAAAGAAATAGTTTGTTTACGCTCATTAGGATATAGATATAAAACAACAGCATATAGTACAATAATTAAAATGCAAAAAATAATAGCAGCAAGAATCCAAAAAGTATTAGGCCACGTAAGAAGTTCCAACAAAAGAGACAAAAGAGGGTCCGGAACAAAAGAGGGAACAGAATAAGGCATAAAACTCTGAGCAGAAAAAGAAGTAAGTTTTGAAATATCAGTTCCCAACTTTGGAAAAGAAGTTAAGCAAGAAGCAGAATTATTAAGTGTAAATGTTGATTGAGCACAAACTTGTTTGTTCAAATAATAACATATATTTAGTAGCATTTCATTATCTGTAGCAGGGAAAGATTCAATAGTTTCCCAAGAATTTTTATTACGTTTTCTAATATTAACAGTTCCACTAAATGACCCTTCTTGAAAATTCACGTCATTAAAGTCAATAACGTGCATACGACGGTACAAAGCTTCTACATCTTGTAAAGGATCCGAAGGGGTAATGCGTAAATTAATATTATTTGTAGTTGCAAAAATAGCTAAAGATGTAAATCTTTTAGTTCCTTTTAATGAAACTTCTGCGCAATTCATAGGACACTGAGCACTAGACACGAAATTTATCATGTCTGCCCACTGTACTATACCTTTTTGACCTATATCATCAATAACCATAATATCTTCATTATCGTATTGATCATAAAAATCTTTTTCGCCAGGGCAAACGTGGAAGTAAGTAGTATTATTATCTCGAAGCATATTAACTAATTTAAGCATAGACGTGGTTTTGCCAGTTCCTGGTTTTCCGTAAAACACTAAAAACACAGGTTCTTGTCTTTGGGGATTTTTCATGTAGCCAACTTTAACTACTAATCGATTAAATTTTTCTATAGTATCTTTGAAAGCGTAAGGAAGTTTTTCATGTGAAACTAAAAGACTAGCTTTCCACTTGTCAACTTCTTTGGAGAAAGCTAAAACCTTCTCCTGAAAGATGGAATCACAAACTAAGCTAGGTTTGCTAGTACGTTCTTCTAATAAGGTAGTCATAGTATTTTTAATCTTTCTGGCCGATGAATAAGGAAATATTAATGATAAATTCTCAAGAAAAGTTACAATAACAGGAGGTAAACATAAAACTTTAGCAAATAATAATGGTAAATCAAAAATCCAAGACATAATATCTTGTATTAACGTGGAATCATCTAAAACTTTATTTCGGGTGTATAAGGGTGAAGCTACTAAAATAGACCGTAATTTCTTAGGCAAAAATTGCTCAAGAATAGTAACACATAACAAAGATTCCATCCCATTAAGAGTTTGTGGAATAAAAGAGGAAACTTTATTTTTAACTGACGAGAAAGCAGTAGTGAAGGCAACAACCATACTAGAAAGAGAAAGCTCAGGCATATCCTTTTCTAATAGAGAACACAGTGATCGAACAATAGTGTATAGAGAATGAAAACAAGCAAATAAAGACAAGGATATTCTAAAAATACCAGCTGACTTATCGGGAAAAGAAGTTAAATTATTAATAAATAACAGTAGTTCCGTTATAAAAGACGCAACCGAAAAGGAAACTTTAATTGAACGAGAAATATCATCCACAGCGGAATGAACTTTAGGAATTATAGTAAGAAGAGATGAAAATAAATGATCAGCTTGATTTGTTGCAGCTGCCAGATCTTTTGACACAAATGCAGACAAAGTAGTTGAAAGATCATTTAAAGCCTTAGAGTCAATTCCAAAGACTTGTGGATTAAAAGTACGCAAATCACGATTGTAGGCTTCCCTAGGTTTAAAAATAACATCTCTACCATAGTAAATCTTAGAAGTATCAGCTAAGCTTTTGGTTGATAAAATATGTACTCTACCATGGTCTAATACATAGACTTTAGAGCCAGCATACTTAAGCTTAAGATCTTCGGTAATATGATCAACTTCTAATAAATTTTTATGTATAAAAATATAATACCTTTTGCTACGTTCCACACGTGCAACAACATGATTATAAGAATCCATTGCAATATTACAATTATAGTCTTGATTTATAAATTAAAAATGCGAGAAAAGAGGCTAATTGGCTGCAACAATTAACACTCTGAAGTTTTAAAATTATATTTGTTTTGATAATGCCGAAGCGCTTTATTATTAGTTCCTTGTGCACAAACTTATTCATTTTAATACCGCCCGTCACCTGGGTCAGGTTATAGAACTAGGCCTTTGCAAGAATTTCCCAGGCATTCTTATACGTTCCTAACTATAATACACGAATCACGCGCCTGTTATTTTTGCAGACTTTAAGATTTTCAGTAATCTAGGATCACTAGGTTACCTTCGATAATAAATCGCTTAAGTGGTTAAATAACAAACCACTACCCGATGAAACTGGGTTAGTTGTTATCAATAATCAAAAATAAAATAAATTAACATACTCATTCCAACCAAAAGGCTCCGCGTCTCGCCAGCTAAATAAAGTTCCCCTGCAGCGAAGAAAATTAAATAGGCGGGTGCTGTTTACGTTATGAATATATGTATAAAATAAAATAAAATTGAATTAATGACCTTAAATATATATTTGAATTGAACAATAGGCACATAAAAGATGATGTCTATTAGTAAGCAATAGTTCAATTAACTTACTCTAATTTTTATTTAATAATAAGTCGTTTTGTAGTTTTAAGTCTTCAAAAAGTTCGACGATACACAAACTTTACCGGACAATAGAAAAGAAGGTTAAAAAAAAAATACTAACTAAAAGAAAGGAGAGCAAGAAGAAATA